AAACTTTTTGGATAAATAATCTTCTAAAATACTTCTATCGACATTCATTTTTCTCACCTCTTTCCTCAGATTATATCATGCAAAGTTAATTTTGTCTATATTTTTGATGATAAATTTTTCGACATAAACTCCGTTGCTTCCTTTCTTGAGTTATTTTCTTCAACTGTATAAATACTGGTTGTCTGTATATCCGCATGTCCTACGGCATTTTTCGTAGCAACGATATCTTTTGTTTCCTTATAATATAATGAAGCAAAAGCAGCTCTTAACTTATGCGGAGACACATGTTTACCAATTCCTTTCTCGGCATATTTGACTACCATACAATAGATCGTTTGTGGATCCATACGTTTTCCATTTTTTGATATAAAAAGAGCATCCTCTTTAATCCCCATATTATATAGTATTTTATCTCGATCAAAGATCCAATCTCTTAATACACGTATGGAATTATCATTTAATTGATATACCTGTTCTTTATCTCGCTTGTCGATAATAGTCAAATTGTGAGTCTCAAAATTTAAATCACTTAAGTTAATTTCGCTTAATGCAGTTTTTCTCATGCCGGTAACCATAAATAAATATAATATAGCATAATCTCTTGAATGCCATTCTTTTGGCATGTAAGAATATTTTACGGCGCCCAATATTCCATTTAAATCATCCATTGATAAAAACACTCTTTTAATCGAGTCTTTTCTAATAGGACGGTTTACATTGTCCATCGGATTCCTTTCAATATCTCCTCTCCGATACAAAAAATCAAAAAACCTATTTAATGTGCAACATACCAATTTAGTATATGCCACAGACGACTTTTTAATTTCACCATTACTATCTTTTACGTATTTAATATGCTCCAGATACCTTGCGATATCATCTGCGTCAATTTCGCTTATATCTTCTACATCTATATAATCTAAGAAATGATGAAGTTTTCTAATATAATTTAAACAAGTATTCGGGCTGCGAACAGCCTGAATACTCATATAAAAATCACTCACGCATTGTGGCATATCATTAAGAATTTTCTTAACATTCTTATTTAATTTTAATTCATGCTCCAACCTTCCATTCATAACTTCATTCTCCTCTCTAACATAATTCCAGCTTGTTGATACCATGGCAGTATCACACTACAATATTCCTTGACTTTCCATGAATACCACTCGCCAATCCCCATAAATAAAAGTAATCCAATTGCTGAAATAAGTCCTTTGTTCACCACAATACATAATAATAAACATGGCGCTACCCATAACCAATTCGTAGAAAAGTTGCACCATCTTACTAGCCATTTTTCGCTCATACGATCAAAACTCGTAATTTCATCTGGAGTCAAAGAAGTCTGTGGTGGGTTTGCTTTTGCTCTCCTTTTAACAAGTTCTGCTCCTCCGACATTTTTTTCTCCTGGTTTTATATACTTATTATATTCTTCTGTTATTTTTGATGCTGCTCTTTCTTGTGGTGTCTTTCTTACTTCCGGTATACTCCAAAAAATCATTTCTATTACTTCGATTGGATATTCAGGATATAATATGGCTAAAGAAAATCCATTGTCCATTAAATAATATAGAAAACTTACCATTTTTTCTGATTCTGTAAAATCATCCATTTTATATCTTGGATCATATGGTGCTACAGCTGAAGAATTGTAAATACGTTCCCTATTTTTAAATTCTTCATATCTTTTTTCAATGTCATTAACACAACGCATATAAAATTCTCCAGTAGTAAGCCTTTCTACCTCCACTTTTTCAAATTTTATATTATTTCCATAGACAATGTATTCCTCATCTCTTTCTTCGGGTGTTAAATCATCATAAAATTTCTTTGCTTTCTCAATGAGTTGCTTAGGAGTTAGAGCATATCCCTTATATGCTCTGGCCTCTTCTTTTGTTAACCTCATTTTAAAATCACCTTACCCCTTTCTAAACAAGTATATCTAATATAATAAGTTTTACCATTTTTAGTAACTATTCCCCAATTACGAATTGGAACCCCTGTATCTATCATCTTCTTCAATCTCTCAATACGCCTTCTGTCAAAACACCACTCTATCATATAAGAATTAAAGTTCTCAATGAATTCTTCTTTATCAAAAACAAGAACTCCATTTTTTAAATATGATATGGTTTCTTCTTTTGAATGACCGTCCTCCATAATTATTTTAAAATTAGTTAATGGTTTTTCTTCTATTATTTCACCTTCTAATGTTTTATAAGACTGCTTGTATGTATATTCTGTAAATTTTTGTATTTTATTACAAGTTGGACAATACAAATCTTTTATATGTCCCTTTTCTCTTTGTTGTCCAATTTGTCTTGGAATAGGGAACTCAAGTCCACATTCCGGACATACAAAATTTGATATAGTACTTCGTTTCTTTTTAGACATTTTAATATTCCCCCTTATGCTGCAAATCCAAATTCTGATAAATTAATCGTTTCTTTTCGAGGTAAATAATCTGATCCGCATGAATCACAAATTTCTTTTACTTCCTGATCACTTAATACCCTGATTACTTTCATTTCACCAGCAATGATCCATTCTCCAGTCATTACAGGAGATGTTTTATACCGGTAAAATCCATGTTCTGGAATATAATCTAAATCAGCATTTATATAATTAAATCTTCCAGATTTAGAAGTTCCATTTGCTTTTGCTTCTTCACAGTAATCAACATCGATCTGATATTCAACTTCCGCCCATACAGTATCCGGCCGCATATAAGTAATCTTGCCATTTACCTTTTGCCCTATATGTGAGACATACGGAACTATATCATTGATATGGAAACCAGGACGATATCTTAATGGTCCGAGTTTACTTTTTACCTTTCCATTTTCTAATCTTTCTCCCGGTTCTGCACTAATCCATTCTCCAATTGGAATATTCGTATTTGCATTTACATACAGAGGAAATAATTTCCCCGGATATTTTTTAGACACCCTAAAAAGCTTATAACCAATTGCTGTTTTCATTATACCACTCCTTATTTTCGTTTTCAACATTTCATTCATTATGTTTAATTAAATTTTTATTTCAGTTTTTCATTGATATATTTTGTTTTACTTCTTACATAACATTTATGGCATGTAAGGCAGCTCTTTGCCCCGCAATTAATGCTTACATCATGTGCACTGATATAGTCTTTATCATATACTGTAAAGATCTTATCAATAAAATCATATCCAGGATCTGCTTGGTCATTAAGGCAAGGACTGCTATATATGATCTGTAAGTTACTCGGCTTTCTTTCGACACTATCCAATACCTCTTCGATAATCCAAGGATTCTTTGTCCATAAAGCGAAACGCACATGTTTATTCTTTTTACAGATATGGAAGTAATTAATCACTTGTGTAACATTAATTAAATCACCAAAGCTTTCGAATCTAAAAAAGGAAGCATTGATCATTGGGATCTCTGCTTCCTTTAATATCCTGCCAGTTAAAATTTCTGTATTTCGCTCCAGGCATGCATTTAAATTCTTGTATATTTTCATTTGTCTTTGTGCATAACAATGTGAACATACCAGTTCAGAATTATTTGATCGATTCTTGCAATATTTATTACATAAGCAGCTAGTTGATAAACTCTGCATTCCTTCCATTTTTCCTGAGTGTTTTACAGTATAATGAACTCCAGTTACTTTCTCAGCTTCTGCTACTGTCAAGAATTTTTCTCTTGTTGTTTTCATTTCATCAGCTCCTATGATATTATATTGTTGTTGTATTATATTTTTGCAATAAAAAGAGGCAGCTCTTAGCCACCTCTTTTATATCTCTCTTATAAATCAAAAATCTTATTTCCGTGTAATTTCTTTGCTACATTTCATCAAATACTGATCAAATTCCATACCGGTAAATTCAAAGAACATTTCTTTTACCGCTTGTTTGTCGCTACTTTTATGATAAATATTGAATATTTCTTGAGCCATACCAGATATTTCAAAATCCTGCTCGTCCATTATATCTTTTAAAATAGTGTCAGCATCAACAATTTGACCATCCGGAGTGTTTGTATTCAATTCTTCTACATATTTAAGCAATTGTTCCATAACATACACCTCATTCTTTCTTAATCCGAAACAATCTCGATATCATAATAAAAATCTTCCCACTGCCATCTGTACTCATCACAAATAGCATCCATAAGGTCTACTGGTGATTCAAACTCCACATTGTTTATTTTATACATATCTCCTTATTCATTTTTTATCTCCAATATATGCCATGAAATGTCTGATTTATCGTGTCATAAATACTACATTTCCGACTAATTTTTCATTTTCCATTTCTTTTATATAATTTTCAATGATGGTAATCTTAACCAAATCATCTAAATTTGTATAAATCACAATCATTGGAATAGGTAATCCTTCGTTATCTCTTACTTTTTCTTCTAAATTTTCCATCACAAACTTACAGAAACTTATAGGATCGCACTCTGTATCATACGTCATATAAGTATCCAGATAACTTGGACAGAAGTCACCATAAGAATAAATAGTAGATTTGTTATATTTTTGAATTGCATAAGCAATTTCAGATTTCTGTTTTTCTCCTGTTACTCTAATCATCTTTTCACATCCAATCAAAAATTTATAATTTACCGTTCATAAAATTCATCATAACATATTTTTTTTAGAAACACAATTTCATCAATTATTTCTTTGATTTCATTACGTTCATACATAAAACTCTCCTCATAACAAATTATTTACAGTTATTCCAAATTCACACACCTTGCTTTAATTTTTTCCATATTAACCTCCCACGCCCTCTAATTTTACTCCGCAATTAGGACAATACCCTTCAATATCTTTAATTAAAATCTGCTCTTTACAATTTGAACATTCCATAAAACTATAAATATCATCATTAACAAACATCCATCTTCCACCATGATTTTCTATAATCATTCTATACCCTGTATCTTTTACTTTTGCCATTTGTAACACCATCTTTCTCATAAAATGAAAGTCGAAATTTATTTATTTTCTTCGTACCACAAATCAGAAATTGCATGAGTTAATTCTATTTGCAACATCCATGTCGTATTTGCTCCAAAATCACAGCTGTAAATTTCTCTGATTCCACCCAAATCTGTCTCAGGATCAAAAAATCCAGTTTCTTCTACTTTAAGAAATTCACCATACAATTTTACTAATTCTTCTTTTGATTTTGTTTTAAAAATATTAACGTGTCCCATATATCATACCTCCATTTTAATAAATTCAGTCTTTCAATTCCATTATATATACTCCAAAACATCCAGTTTTCCACATCTAATCATCCTCCTCGTTATAATCCCATCCGAATATTTCCGCAACTTCTTCTCTTATATCTTCATCAGCCCTCATAGCACTGCAGCAATTACAAACTCGAATTGTTTTCTGTACTCTTTTCCCTAATATCTTGCCATAATAAGTATATTTTGAATTAGGTGACTTAATTTCACTTGCTCCGCATAACCAACAATGTGTCATATTATCACTCCATTTTTGATACTGAATTACAAATTTTCTGATTAAGTTTCTGATATATTTTCACTGATTCATCCAATGCTTTAATTATAGATGTTTCACATGTTAATTTTTCTGCTTTGTAAGCATTATCAATTAAGCAAATCAATCCATTTGATAAAATACTTATTTCTTCTTGTGTGAGTTCCAATTTATTTTTTTTCGCCTCTGTTCTTTTTACATAAAACTTATGATCAAATCCCCATTGTGAATATAATACTTTTAATGTCTGATCATAAGTTCCACCAATAACACATCCATCTTCGTAACAAAATCCTTTACTATCATCAAAATAAATATATTCATCTTCTTCTAATCCATCAGAAAATAATTTATCTGTATTTCCTAATTGGACAGAATTAAGACCTACTTGTAAAGTAACTTCTCTATATTCATTTGTTGGATAAAATTCCATATATTTCACCTTTCTCAATCTGAAATCATCATTTCATCAAAGTCCTAAAATCATCAATGTGAATGCTATTATCAGCATTATAAATGATAAGCAGAATAGACATCCTCTAGTCATACGCTGTTTTCTTTCATCTTTTGGTAAACAAAGCCCTATATAAAAAATTACAAAACTGATTATCGCACTTGAAATACTTCTCATAATTTCCTCCAATTCTTCTTTTATATTATAATTTGTTAATTTCTTCTGCAATTTTCTTCAATACATTACCGCCTTCTATTTTCTCAATGCTATCTCCATTTTCCCAGATTGTTAAAATTGGGTAATCATTATATTGTGGATCAAAATAAGTTTTGTCACACATTTTCTTTCTTATCATGTTAATATCTTCTGATATGCAAGCAACGCGCCCTGTGTTGTATTCTTCTAATACATATATTTTCATTTAATTTCCACCTCTCAATCACACAGATGATTAATTCTCTCGTTATAACATTCATCTTTGATATGTAATGCATAATATAAACAGGTCTGAATATTTCCTATTTCTTCCATTGTCAAATCATATTTTTTCGCATATTGTTTTTCTTTAGTAAAAATTCCACCACATAAAAATTCTTCATCATTTAATATTGCTTTAATAACAGGCATTAATGTATTCGTCTTCATAATATTTTTCCTCACTTTCTGTCAGTAAATCATCGTTTCATTTACTTTAATATAATTAACTCTGCTTCTTCGACATATTTCTTTGCAGCATTATATCCATTTCTATTAAGTTCACCTTCAATACTAAACCAAAGTGAATCTAAAAAATTTGGAATAGATGCAAAATCTTTGTTTGGATATTTTTCTCTATATCGTTTATACGCCGTTTTATATAATTCATCTACTAAATCACGCTTCATTATATTTCCTCCATTTTCAACCTAAAACTTTTGTTTCAAATACAATTCTTTAGCATTTCTATCGCTTCATTTAACGCTGTCTGTTTTGCATTCAATTCTTTTTGTAATCTCTTTATCGTCTCATCTCTGTCCTTCACCATAAACTTTAACTGTTCTTTTGTAGCATTATGTATATTCAAATACTCTCCATTTTCATACTGTTTATTTGTCATAATTTTCTACTCCCATATTCTCCGTCAATAAATCAACTTTGTTCCACATTCCGGACAATGTTTGGGACGTAACTCTTCTTCCTCATCGTTTCTAGCTAATGAATAACCGCATTCCGGACATAAAATTTCATCATCAGCATCATCTCCCTGGCGTTTTACCTCGATTCCATCTTCATATTTTTGTTGCATTTCTGCCAGAGTAAGAGCCACTGTCTGAAATAAAATTGCCGACTCATGAATTTTCTTTTCTAATTTCAATAAATTTTTATATGATTCATAACAATCTTTGATTAAATTATTTTCGTTTCTTGCAAATCGTGGAACAAATGTTCCAAAATCATTTTTACTGGCAAAATGTTTTGAAGAAATTGCATCACGATCAATATTTTTATAGATTCCAACATAATCATGAATAAAATCATTATTAGTAGAATCTAACCAAGCCTTTAAATCAATATCAAATACCTGCACTGCATAATTAATATCCATAGAATGACTGAGCCGGGAACTATACATAATTCCCAGCTCCGCTGCTCTATCAATTATTTGATTAATCAAAACTACTCTTGTTTTTGCTTCTTTTGTATCTTTTACGTTTTCCATTCCACTTACCTGCCTTTCGCTTATAATATCTGCTATTACAGCAGACCCACATTTTTACTCCGAATACACCAGCAGATACTTGAGCATACTTAAAACTTCTGGATATAAATGAATGCTCATAATCATAAAACGGTGCTCTTCGAATTTCATCTACATATCGCTGTTTCATATATTCCGTTGCATCACTAATATTTAAACACTCAATCACCTCTGTCCTCTTATTGCTATGTATAATAATTACGCTTATCTTCTTCATGTTATCCCAGCCTCCCAGTTATATACGAACGTTCGTTCTGTTTTTTGATATTATTGTTATACCATACTGAGAGGCTGAGGTCAATATTTAATCGAACATATTTTCGATTTATACAGATTTTTTAGGATACAGCTCTTTCATCCTCTTATTGAAATCAAAATTATTTGCTTCAATAACGCGTTTCATGTAAGCAAATAATCTGTAGTATACACCCCTATAGCAATCTACTGCACTTTCTACATCTGCAAGAGAATCATTCAAAGACATCATATTGCCTTTAACACCAGGAACTCTGCATCCATGAAACTTAATTAAATTCATAAGTGTATAATAAGAACCTTCTCCCTTGAATGCATCTTTCCATTCTCTACATTTAGGAGTTTCATTAGGCAGTTTATACATATTGGCACAGAACTTTCTTAATACTCTATATAAATCTTTATATGAAAATGTCATTGAGTGATTTCTGATGTTAATAACTACTCGTTTTACATCTGCAAAGTTGCTTTTCTGTGGATAATATACATATTTGTTAAGATCTTCAACAAATATATTTCTACCAAAAACCTTCTTATAAGGAACACCTTTACATTTATGCACCGGAAGTTTATTAACATAAATCTCAAGTTTATTTATATAATCATTGCAGGTAGCAGAAACAACATCCGGAATAAAGAATCTTGACCTTTCAGCAAAAGCTTTTATATCTCTATCCTGTAATTCGGCTAATACTCGGATTTCTTCTAACATCATTTCAAACTGATACTGATATCCATAGTGATCATTTAAATATGCGTCATATCCAGATTTACCTGTATAATAACTCTTGTAATTCAGCATTCTGAACATCTGTGCCATAACCCATCTTCTATGAAGACGAGTATTTCTTACATATCCATCTTCATAAATCTGAGATAAGAAAGACTCCTCTTCTGAATTCCTTTTCTTCTCTGGACTTACAATGACAGGGCTTCCGTCTTCGCTGATTGTTACATTAATTGTACTGCCAGGTTTTAAACCTTCCGGTAATGTTACGCTGAAGTATTTTCCTGTTTCAATGTTTGCTGCCTTTAATGCTTCCATTCTGTTCTCTCTTGATTTTTTCATAGTTTTATTCTCCTTTGTATTTGTTTTATTTTCTGTGATTTCTCTCCAACCAAGTACAGCGCGATCTGTATAATTACGCCATTCATAAGTGCCATATTTACCTTTGATCATCATATCTTTTCTTGTAGTTCCGTCTTTTAAAAGAATTTCTACTTCCTTATATAATTCAGGGATACTTCCACCATAAATCCAATTCATAATCTACATCCTCCTTATAATTTAAATAATTTCTGGATCTCCACCACAATCTTCAATTATTTCAATAGCTGTATCTACGTCTTCATTATCAACAATAAGACGCTCTCCGCTGTCATATTCATAATCAATGCCAGCGTCTTCAAGCCGGTCTTCAATATCATGAAGTGTTTCAATATCAGGTGTACTTATATAAATTCTAATCATTTCTAATATTTATCCTTTCTCATATTAAAAATCCTGTTCCAATAATTTCTCTATTGTTTAATTAACTGTTTTATTGTCAATATGATCACCTCATTATTATAATTCCAATCAAAGCATCTCTTTCGCGATTTCCTTCACTGTTCTTCTTGCTTAATGTGCTTTAAAATTGTATACTGGCTTAATTACTTTCACAATGTCTACAGTGTCTTTAATGTTTTCCATTATCTCGTCCATCGGTTTATACACCATCGGTGACTCGTCAATTGTAGATTCCATTACAGAAGAAGAATATATCCCCTTCATGGACTCCCTGAACTCATCAATCCCAACAGCATCTTTTGCTTCACTCCTTGACAAAATCCTTCCGGCACCATGCGGCGCAGAATAATTCCAGTCAGGATTGCCTTTTCCAACACAAACCAAAGACCCATCTCTCATATTTATCGGGATTATCAGCTTTTCGCCATCCCGTGCAGACACAGAACCCTTGCGGAGAATCAGGTTTTTTGTGTCAATGTAATTGTGTATTGTCTGAAACTCCTCACAAATATGCCAGCCCATTTTTTCAATGACCGTATCGGCAATATATTTCCTGTTTAGTTCTGCATGCTTCTGGACAATTTCCATATCGTGGATATAGTCTTTGAACGCCTGTCCGGAAACATAGCACAAGGATTTCGGGATATGCGGTTCCTGCATCTTTAACGCCTGGATTGTTTTTTCAATTTCTTTTTCCCTTCCTTTTGCTTTCAGGTCTGCAATCACAGCCTTGATTTTATTTCCAATATCTGTATTTTTTAGCTGTTTGTATGCAAGCTCTTGGTAGTGTTTCGCAACTTCCAGTCCGAGATGTCTGGAACCAGTATGGATTACAAGCCACAAGTTTCCGTCATCATCCTTATCAAGTTCGATAAAATGATTGCCACCTCCAAGGCTTCCAATGCTGCAATAAGCCAGCGATATATTAGCCGGAGCAACCAAGTCATTCAAATGGCTGAAATTGCCAAGCGGTTCATTGTTTACATTGAACCCTGCCGGAACATATGTATTAATTACATCATCCAGTTTTGGAAGGTCAACATCCTTTTCTGCAATCCTGACAGCAAGCATACCGCAGCCGATGTCTACCCCAACCAGATTCGGGCATACCTTATCAGAAATTGTCATTGTCGTACCGATGACGCATCCGGCGCCTGCATGGCAGTCAGGCATGATTCTGATTTTCGCATCATTGATGTAATCCTGGTTCAGCAGTTCTATTACCTGGCTGATGGTCTCATTGTCAACATTGTCAGTGAAAACCTTTGCGGTGTTGTATTTTCCGTTTAATTCAAGCATATTTTTACTCCTTTAACATTCAATCCACTTCTTTAGTATAATTAAATCTTTATCTTTCCCCTGATAAAACCAATGGCTGCCCATCTGCTCTTCATCCCAAGTCAAATATCCTGCCAGAGAAGCACAAAGAATGAATGCTTCAAGCGCAGCCCTTGCATAATTTCGATCTTCACCAGTAACCAACTGTTCATCTGTCATTTCATCTGGCTTTAATGCACGAAAATATTCTCTTTGTCTGTACTTCTCACTTCTTTCACTTGGAATTGAATATTTATATTTGTGATACAGATTTTCAATAATCTCAAAACATATTTCATTACATTCCTTTCTTGATGTATCAGAGTTAATTCCGTCAATAACAATTAAATCGTGACGAATATCATACATAGAAGATTCTATATATTTTTTACCTTCACAAATTAATGTTTTATTCTTTAAATCCGCTTTCCATCTTTTGGTTTCGCTAATTTTAAGATCAGATAAAAAATCTCCGTAAATACTCATTTTATCTACTTCCTTTCATTTTATTTTTATATTAACTCTGTATTTCTGAGACATTCCTTTAATAGTTTCATATATGAAGGTTATCCGGAGGATATCTAGCTCCGTTAGGGGCTTGATTTCCTCCTAGTTCATCACCTTCTTATTAAATTTTAAATACCTTGTTAATATTCACTGCCTTGTGGTTTTATATCAATTCAACATTTCTGAGGTATCACTATAATCATTTCATATCTCCAGAGCAAGCCGTGAGGCAATTTATTGCCTCAGGTGGTTGTTTCTGAAATTAAATTAAATGTCTTATTGATACTCGTTACCTTACGATTTTTTTTATATTAACTCAACATTTTTAAGACATTTCTATAATTGTTTCATATCATGGAGGCAAGGGAGGTGGCAGCCGGACTGATAAATCCGGCAGCCTCCTCCAATATTTGCCTCCATGATTAAAATTAAAATGCTTTGTTAATATTTCACTGTCTTGTGATTTTTTGTATAAGCTCTACATATGTGGCATATTTCTTTAATGGATCAATATTAGGCGGAATGCGATGACGCATTTCTTCAGAGATATCTGACAGAATTGGGTCATCGTCATGTGCCGCTTCATTAAATAGAATATATCTTGCTTATACTTGGTATGCTCCTAAATTAATTTATTATGCAAACTCAATACTTACGGTATATTTCTATAATTGTTTCATATAATGCAGGTTACTGGAGATGTAATCTTCAGGAAGTGCTGGGGATACCCAGAGGTTCCTGAAGAAGACATCTATCTTAGCCTGCATTATTAAATCTTAAATATCTTATTTGCATTCCGTTATACTCCGGACTGAATATACTCAATTAATCTGGCACATTTCTTTAACAGAGTCATATTGAGCTGCGATTCTCCTGGTGGAGGATCTTAAAGCCGGTTCGGTAGACCGGATTTCAGATCCGTAACCAGGAATAATGGCAGCACCATTAAATCGTATTAACCTTGTATATTCCGAGTGTGCTCTCGTTTAATTAAATTACTTATTCAATTACTTTCCAACTTCGTAGAAGTGACTCTAATGAATCTGAAATAGAATCATAATCAGTGCCATAAATATTAGCATTAGTGTTACCATCTAATTCCATTTCATAGCTTTTTTTAGGAGGCTCCAAAGTCACACCCTTTTTATCTAAAAAATCTTCAAAGATATCAATAATACCTCCAATAAGTTCTGTTTTGTCATTCTGGCCAGTCATGTTTTTTGTATCTCGTATTACGAGTTCTGTTTCAATTGGCATCACAGCATCGTCTGATAATGTTGCAAATTTGCATGTATTAAGATTGTATGCATTATTATCCTCACCAGAAGTATCTAACTTTAAATAAATATCTCCTGAATATTCGAACACATTTCCGCACACTAAATCTTTAAATGTATATTCTTTTTTCTCAGTTCTTTTATCTATAATTTTCATATTATTAATCCCTTTCCTAATAAACTATTTCCATTACATCAGGATAATCTTCCCTATAATTTTCATCATTTTTCGGTTGCCATACAACCAGATCATACAAATCATATTTATCTGTTCCGAAATCATTATACATTTGCCAAACCTTATGTTCGGCTTCTGTATCCGTATTAGCCACAACAAAACCAACTGTCTTCAGACCGTTGAATCCATCAAACCCATACAACCAAATATTATCCGGCATACCTTTATCCCTCCAATTCTTCAACCAAACTCCAATAACTTTCGTTTTCATCAAGCCCATCTTTTTTATTCTCTTCGACAATTTCATCGGCCTTCTGTTCTGTTGTACAAATAGCTATTGTTTCTGTTACATTAAATCTAAATTCATCGTCATATTCATGAACTACTCTGTAAACTTTTTCGCCTGCTAAAAATCCTGGAATCTTTGTTACAAATCCGGACCATTCTTGCACATCATTCCCAGATTCATCTGCTGAAAATATATCAAGCTGTCCTTCAATACTTAAAACCACACACATTCCATTATATTTTTTCAAATAATCAATGCAGAATTCCACTCCGTAGAACTGTAATGTCCCGGCATCTAACTCATCCCAGCTTTCCCATTTAAAGAGATCTTTTCCGCAAAATGTTTGAATGTTATTTTCTTCCACCTTCATGTTTTTTATCCTCCTCCATTAATACAAGGTTAACTGCTTTTTCAAATTTCGCACGTCACTCTGGATTGCTATCAACGACCTTTTTTCTACTATACCCAGCACTTCCATGTTTAGAAACATATCTCTTTTTCAGATTTACCCAATTAATATTAGGATCTGTTTTTCTAAGCATTGCATATACCTTTCGATAACTTATAGTGTAATTTGCGCTTTCATCATTTATCTTTTTTATCAGAGGCTGCATAATTAAATCTATTTTGCATGTATTTTTATACTTTTCAGCCATATCTGCCAGAGTACAATCGAAAATTGAACGCAATTGTTCATCTTCATAAATAACATCAAATGTAGAAACTTTAGAAATATTGGAATGTCTTCTTCTGTACTCTCTCTTCTCCTGGTCCCATACAATTCCATATGTTTTATTTATATAATCATATAAATATTTTAAAACACTATTTCGATCAGTAAATTTAGAACTTTCTGAAAGCTTATCGACAAATTCATTCGTTCTTTTCTTCCAATCGTAATATTCCTGTTCTATTGGCGATAAAGCTTTCTTTTTATCTTCTTTTTTAACAGGTATTGCATTGTTTAATTTAACTGGATCAGCATTCTTATTCATTATTACTGTTGCAAACTTTCCCATTTCAGCATATAATTTATCAATCTTGTTATTAATTTCGTCGAGTCGATTTGAATAATCCGGAATTGTAGGCATCTGAATATCAGGAAATTGCAGTTGAATCATATTTCCCTGTGGTTTATATACCGGGATAATATCTTCTGTTGTTTTCTTGTTTCCTAAGAATGCAGCTGCTAAAACATCTTTCGCTTTTAACTGATAATCAATCAGTTTCTTCACCAATACAGGATTTTCTCTCTGCATTGTTGGTGTAATAGCAATTTTTGCTAGCCATAAAGGTATATAGTCAAGATCAAGGCATAAAACTTGCGTGTCAGAATTGCCAGATCCCAAGGGGTAAAATTTTACCCCTTCATTTAATACAATATCTCTTTGAATTTTCTTTCGCTCATTCTTCATGCGCTCATTATCAAATCCCATCCCCTGGCACACCCATCGAACACCAACCCAAACTTTTCCGTCCGGATCCTGTGCTGCTCTTAATATATCTCCATGAAATTCCACATCTTTTACTATTAATTCGCTATTCATATTCGCTTTCCTCGCTTTTATCTATTTGATTAATTAATCCCAACCTACAATTGTTCTACCGTACTCATCAGCAGCTGCAAAATCCCATTCAATATCGCCATGCTCCATCTCCTCGTCACTAAATTCACTTTCAAAAGGATTTTCTCCTCGTCTAAGAAATTCAATTTCTTCTTCTGTAGCCTCAATCTCTTTGCATACTCTAAGTCGTTTTTCTACGGTAACTTCAATTAATTTTTTCTCTGGCTCTGGCATAATCCCACATCCTCTCTTTTATATTCGACAATCTTTTACTTCGCTTACCGGAAACAAAAGTAATTCTGTAATTCCATTTACTAATTCCTCTAATGAGGTAGCCCATCTATTATGATAACCATGAGTATCTTTCATATCGTCAGCATACCTGTACATATATTGTCTAGGTCGACCGTTCCATTTAATTCCTTCTGTATTGACATATACTACTGAATTATTTTCTGGATTCCTAATCCATCCACTGGTACCACGCTTATTCCCATTTACAGAAATTTGATGCAATGAAAACTCCATACCAGGTTTCTTTTTGTTAATTGCGTTTTTTAATTTTGTCGTTAAAATCAACATAAAATCACCTCCATTTTGTTTAATTAAATTTTAATAACTCAACCTTACAACTCTTCCATCACATAATTCCATAAAGTATTCATCATCCTCAACTAAGTCTTCTCCAAATTTCTCATAGTCAAAATATTTAGAAGAAATTGAATCATCATCTTTGACATATCCTAACTGACAAGCTTCTTCGCGTCCAGCTTCTTCACTATTATCGTATATATAGCTTACAATACTGCGATCTCTAAAATCTTCTGTATATTCATTAAGTATCTCTTCGATATTACGATCTGATAAATTGTACTCTTTTTTCAGATATTTCATTTCGCTTTTCTGAATTTTTTCAAAGAAGGCAAGCGCCTCATCAGAATTTAATTTGTCATAGATATGCTTGATAGAATCAATAAGTTTAATACCTGCTTTATATCGGTTATCACCCTTCGTGATTCCATAATCAAGTGCTTTGATAAATATATTGAATGAAATAATTTCTTCATATTCATCTTTTGTGAGAATTGTTTCAATTTCTTCATACTCAGGAAACTTCCCACCAGAATAACAACTTCCACATAATCTAATTGAGCTGAAATAGTGATTGCATTCAAATTTTGGACCGGCTGCATCAATATATGCACAGCAATCACGATCATCAGAATCTTTAATTCTATATAAAAATAAATGTTCACTCATATAATCACCTCATTTAATGCTTCCAGAAGAAAGAATCATTGCAAGTCGTTTTTTCGCTTCTTCTTCAGTTCCTCTCATAATTCCTAATGTCATATGGCACTCTTCATTTTCCCTAGATGTTAAACATAATTTCCATCGACATGTACCATCTTGAAAATACTTAATTGCTAAAATATACGCATAAAACAGCTTAGGATTTATTACCGCTGGATAAAACGAATAATATGCAGTTCCGGGATTCTCACCTCTTGGTATATCTTCTAACAACGTTTTCTTTTCTTCGAAATACTGATTCATGTCTGAATCCATTGTTGTAGCGAAATCTGCAATGTCTTCCGCTTCCCTTACTTCAATTTTCGGTACAATATACATATTTACATCTCCCTTACAATCGTATCATATACCGGCCTGCAGATATTCAAAGCTTTCTGCATACACCGAATACTGTAATATCCTTCAATTTCTTTTTCTGTGTTCTTTCTATTGGCAGATACATTTTTTCCGGTTCCTCTAAGAATCGTGCAATCTTTTCGATTAGTTACAGTCCCTAATCCACCAATATTTCTTTTACCTGTCTGGCAGGCTCGGATACAATCCATAACAAATTCATTCAATGTATCAATATCTTTCTCCACATTGATAATCGGAAGCACCTGCGTTGCCCAAGAATAAGTTCCATCTCCTTTGTATAGATATCGGTTAATAGATTTCAAAGCAATTTTACCGCCGATATGATAATTTAAGTTACCAATGCTTCGTTTTCCAATTTCTTTCTGAAATTGCTTTACACGATTTGGTGATAATGTAATTTGACTTCCCTTTATCATAAATCCCAGGAACTTAAACCATTTATCACCTGTAAGGTATTCTACTTTCTTTGGATTCAATTTCATCGACATCTTATTTAATTCTTCTTCAAGAATACTCATGGCATTTTCATATTGATGTCCAATATATAAAATATCGTCCGAATATCTTACATACATACTAGCCATGTTAATGCGTGACTTTTCATAAAGCTTAAGATCAACATGATGCAACATTACATCAGCTAAAAATGAAGCTACCGCACATCCTTGCTTTAAACTCTGGTAATGTTTAATTAAATTTCCATCTGGATCAAAACAAAGGTCTGTATGATAATATTTTCGTAAAATTGTAATTACCTTTGATTTTCCAGTTCTCCTTTCCACACAATCAAATGCGTCATCGATAAATTCAATCGGAACAGAATCAAAGTACTTACTTAAATCTGCTTTGAATCCTAAAATATCATTTAAATGCTGATGTAAATCTGGTTGAAGTTTACGAGATATCTCCTGTACGACTTTGCCGCAGCCGATTCCCTTCTGATAACTTTTACAAGCTGGATGAATCATATCTGAACACCATTCAAACAGTAAATCATTTACAATAGATAAAAAGATCCTATCAATATTTTCGTTTACATATACTGTTCGAAACTCTCCATTGTCCTTTGGAATTAATGCCTGGTGTGGCGGAGCGATTTCATAATTATCTTCCAGAATTGCCATTGCCAATCTTATTCTTGTCTCTGGGCTGCAGAGCTGTCTCAGCTCGCCTTTATCGATTCCCTTGAATACACCTTTATTAATTGCTGCTTCCCATCGTTCCGCTTCAAACACTTTCTCTAGCAAAATATCCTTCATCTCATCACCTCATTTCTCTTGAATACATTTTCCATCCTTAATGACTAACACATCTACTCCATCATCACAATTAATGAAAAGGTCTGATCCGTCTTCTAACACTGGTGCAAGTTCTTCAAACATTTCCATCATGACAGATTCCCACCCATAAGTGGCGTCAAATCCATTAGAGTAAGTAGTCCAGCCATCATCATCGTTAGCAACATCGAACATTTTTCCGACACCAATAAACACAGCAATCAGATCATCAATATCATTAACATCTAAGTTCTCTGATTTTCTATATGTATCCAGTCCATAATCAGTATGTTCCTCTTCTCCTCTGCTGATTTTTGCTTGCAGTATTTTAATTGCTTTATCCTTATCCTTGAATTTCATCTGTGAATGTATAGAATATACTGATCCCATAATTTAACTCCTTTCAACAAAAGCTCCATTCAGCAACTTCAACAACATAATCTGGATCAGCATCATCCTCAAGTTCAAGTTCCAACGTCCCTTCATTAAGAATATCCTGAAATCCATCATCGCTTGAGAGATAAGCGGTATTTCTTCCAAATGGCGAAATATCATTAATCATATGTAAATAACACATATCCCAAGTCATTGATAAATACCCGGTTACTGTACTAATAGTGTATTCAGTACAATCCCTGTCAATCGTATACACATCTCCAGATGGTAATGTTACTTTCGCTGTATTTACCATTACGTCATCTCTATTTGTTTTACCTTCAATAATCAGTCTCATCTATGTCGTCTTCCTCTCCAAAAACTTCTATCGCAGTAGCATAACTATCCATAAAACCTCCATACTTACTGGTATCAAAGCACCAATCGTAACCACATCCGTTTTCAATGGCTCTTCTAATATCTCTAGCAATTTCATCTACAATGTCGTCATTATCCACAGCCTTTTCATATTCAGGTTTGTCATTTTCCTTACTTAATTCCAACAATGTTCGTTTTACTTCTTCTTTGTAAATATCCAACTGCTCCTCTCTCAATTCTGCATCCCAAGCAGCCCAAGCTAATTTAATTTCGTCTACTGTAAGCTGAATCTGCTTTCCATCTCTGGTAATATACACGTTTTGCATAATTATTCATCCTCACTTTCTCTTTATTCTTCTACCTCTCCAAATAATGCTTCGTACTCATCGCATTCCAGATGTTCCATAGCCCATTCCTTTGCGCTTTCTTCAGTCATAGGAATAATTCGAGATCCACCAGTGCTTCCGCCACATACACTTCTTGCATATTCAGTTAAAGCACCACCTTCTCCGTACAGGAAATATTCTCCTGTTTTCTTAAGATATAAGGTTTCATTGCAATGATTGAAGTCAGAACATGGATATCCATTGCTCCAATAACCAATTTCTTTTGCCGTTTCTGTATCATATTTTCTTCCGTTAATGATTTTTTTCATGACCTAATCCTCCTTTTAATAAAAAACTTCTTGTATCGCAGTCCAATTTGAAATCTGCAAGTAAAGCAATCAGAGTGCAAGGTCTTCCTTGTACCAGTATTTGTCGCCGCAAGAAACGTTCTCCAAGTACCAGTCTTCCACCACCGCTTCTCCAAAATCAGCATCACCGAACTGCATTTTTTCAAGCCCTTTTTTGTATGCTTCTTCCGGGGTTTCAGCAGAAATTGTGAAATACATTCTTGCATCCCTTAAAGAATAGCAGTTGTAACTTCTCAGTGTTCCATTGCATTCCAAATCTCCAATACTGGAGTCCTTTTCCGGAATATCAGCATACACTACAAAAGCAACTTCGTATTTTTTAGGCATCATCTACAATCCCCTCCTCTACTGCCTCAATGTATGCATCATCCATCAGGCGCGTCACCTGGCAGCATGAGCATTCATCGTTTTCGCAATATTCACAAAGTGCTTTTCCTGCTATACTAAGTTTTTCGTAGAGTTCTTTTGTCATCTTTGCCATATTTTTTACTCCTTTCTTGGGTTAGAATCATACAATTTTTCAACATAAAAAATCCCTTTCTTGATCTTAAAATCATCATTTCATGCCAATTCTAACCAATATGAGTTTTTTAATCCTCTTGCTGTTTTTATCGTCCCATTACAGATTTTAAATTTTACACCTAATAACATTGCTGTATTTCCATTTATCTCATATCCTTTACTCTTTAAGTGATGTAAAAATTTATTCATCTTTATTCTCCTTATATTTTCTTAAAATAGTTTCAATTTTATCCGCAAATTTAGATGTTGTAAGTGTCGGTGTACCATTTAATGCGTTCATAACTATCTGAATTTCTTTTTCTGTTAACATGATTACCTCAATTTTCAGCATAAAACTCTTGTTTCATTTGCATTATATTGCTTCTAAAAATTCATCTTAAATTAATCATCACTCAACCACCTCATATCCTTTCAATTCCAACAACCCTATCAATCCTTTCAATTTTACAAACGCCGGAGTGTATTCTTTTGTCCGATCACAATAACCAAACCATTTACCATTTGTATCTTGCTGAATACTGTAAATATTTCCATTAGTTTTATTTACTGCTTCCATTACATTACTCCCTTCCGTAATGCTGAGATGTTACACCTCAGCATCACAAATTGCGTAAGCCTTATCGATAAGTTCATCTCCGTCTACTACTTTCATGAACATGTTTTCCTGATAGTATTCGCTTCCTCTGGACGGTTTTCTATGTGTAGAAAAGTCAGAAACAGCATTCACAAATCTATAAGCAGATGGCTCAAGCACCTGCAGATCCGGAGCATTAAGATATCTCATCATAAGTTCGTTTCGCATTTCCTGAATGTTTGCTACCTTACGATCCCCATCTTTTTCGTTGATAGGAAGTAACATCTTAACAAACTTATGTACCTTATCAACATCAAGCTTTTTCATCTTCATCTTTCCGAATTCAGTTTCTAAAGCTTCAAGATAATGTTCGGTGTTCATGAGCGTGTATTTCGCCTCCACAAGCTTCTCATCAATGCGTCCGGTATGTTTGCATACCCACTGTCTTTCAGCCTCTTTAAGAGCCAGATTAAGCGTATTCTGACACCATACACGTACCGGTGTGATAGCTACTCTGACTGATCCTTTTCCATCATGACTGTTCGTGAATACTAAGAACGGATCAATCTTTTCATCAGTAATCATTCTGCCTTCCAGTCTTGCAAGCATCCATACTTTCTTACCGCTCTGAAGAGCACCTGCAGTTTCATATGTCACTCCTTCGCCAAGAAGCTCATCTGTAAAAGCAAATGCTTCTTCATTTTGTACAATCTTATAACGCTCGGTAACAATACCTAGCGTTTTATTATCAATATCTCTTACATTTGCCTTATAACCAGGAATCTTTAATCCTGTAGCTTCAGAAATAATATCTGTCGGAACTACATTCCAGTCCAGACCTGCTAATCTGATTGCATCTCTTGATGTAACTGCTCCGGCAATTTTCTTTCCAAGTCCGTCCCATGGAGTTCTTCTTGCATCAAACATCGTTTCTACATGTGTAAGGTTATTTGTTCTTCTTTCAATTGTATTGTCCATCATAATATACATCTCCTTTGTTTAATTAAATTTTTATTCTGTTTTATTTATTTACTTTACTCACCGGCCACTCTTTTAGTAATATCAAAATCTCTTCCGTCCTTCTTACCGGCTTCATAATCTGATTTTGATACTTTTGCAGCTTGCTTAGATCGGAACGTAGTTGTCTTTAATCCAAGCTCAGACATTTTTTGCTTTACTTCTGGAGGAGTAGATAACACTAAGCCCCAATTTGCCTCTGACTGCGCAGCTGCTCTTTTTTGTTCTTCAAACGCTTTATCAAGTCCTTTAATGAAACCATAAGCATATCCATTGCACATGGATGTAACCAGTTCGTTTGTATAATTAAATAGCTTACCTTTTTGTTTTCTCTTTTTAATTTCTGATTGAATACAATCAGTTGCATATTTGAATGCAATCATACAAATTTCAACGTCTTCATTTAACCCACAAAAATATAATTTATACGTTTGTTTACCTTTTTCTCTACGAGAAAAACTTTCACAGCAGTAATTCTTACTAATAACTTTAGACAATCTCAGTACCCAGGGATCTCTTCTAGTCGAATAAGTAATTCCAGCTGAATGTTCATTTGCCTTTCTTTTTTCTTTATCTTCGACTTCTGCCATAGAGATTTTATGTTCTGCCATAAGCTGCTGTGCCTTTGCAAGAGCTGACTGTGCTTCATGTTCATTCGGACTTTTACTTAATGATAAAAGTTTCTTGATTTTCTCTTTGTAATCTACCATTTTATATTTCTCCTCTCTCATTCAGATACAGGATTTGCTGTAACTCTTCATGCGTAATTCCATACTGTTGTTCCAGAAGCTCTTTCCAGTCTTCAAAAGTATCAACTCGTGGATCCTTGCAGTATTTATATCCGGCATTAATCACGTCTTCTGCGATTTTCTTAAGGCGCTTCGGTTCAATTCCCTCAGTCCAAAGTGGGCACTCAAGCTTTACATATGTAAGGATTTCGATTGGCTGTGCGATATTGCTAATCATTAAAGCTGCATTTGCAACCTTTTTATTTACATTCTCTTCCGGTTCGGTATTATATTTATTGCATAAGGAGATAACATCTCTCTTATTACTCCATCCGATCTGCATTAAGAATGTGACGGCAGTATTAAATTCCAAGTCTCCCGTAATCATCCTCACTTCATCAAGTTTCTGTTTTACTTCATTATAATTATTTAATGCTGACATTTCTTATCCCTCACTCTCTTATTTTCTTCTTTCTTCACAGATTGACAAAGCATCTTCATATGTTTTGATATCATAGTGACCACCATTCAGTGACTGTGTGGATTCGTTCCAAGTAGTCCACACAACCCATGGTCCACATCCTATAGATGCCTTAATTGCTGGATAATTCTTATGTTTTGCAATTACCATATACAGGTATGAATCCATTGGATTTTTATAACGGATTACATCCTGAAGATCATATCTGTCATCCAGAGATTCTTTGAAATATTTCCGTACATTATTCCATACAGACATAGGTACTGTTGCACTCATATTACTACCTCCTTATTTTCATGTGATATTATCTTCATTTAATTTCGCTTTCATTAAACTGAATAACATTATGCATTTTCCATTCATCTCCAGTGTCTATGCATGAATCATATTCATTTACATCAAACAGATCAACATCTGTTATATCAATGTCATAATCATTAGCAATCTTAGCTGTTGCATCTAGCATCTGATTCTGACATTCTTCAAGAGTCCCAATCTTTTCAATATGAAAATTAACTCCGTTGTAAGCATGATGAAACATGCATAAACAGTCTCCATCAGATATTTCGATTTCGAATACTTCAAACACTATGAAGTGTTCATTATCATCATAATCATAAAATGTGTATTCTACTCTTGTTATACAATTGCCTAAAGGAATTATATATTCAACTTCCTTATCAGATATATCATTGTTCATAGTACTCTCTGCAATTGTTTCTTTGATGCATCGATGTGCATCTTCAAAATATTTAAAGAATTCAAATTCAGGATCCATGTAATCTTTATCATTAAGACTGCATACTAAATATACTTTCATGTTCTCGCTTCTCCTGTAATTTAATCTTTATAATGTTTCATCAAGAACTCTGCATAAGCAGTAACCTTATCATTATCACCACAATAGAATCCGGTAGTAAACTTCTCGATAAGCTTATCTCTAATATCCTCGTGAGTCTCCCAACCATCATCTAAATAATCACGATAATCACGATCCATAACCTCTAACATAGATTTGTCATCTATTCTCGCTTCGAATTTTATATTCTTAATATCTTCCGGCAGATCATCCGGCAAGCGTAAGCGCGCAGCGTCAGCGGAGTTAGGAGCGGAAGCGACGACATTTGGAGCGCCAGCGACCTCTACGAGCGAGCCGGTTACCAGACCATTCAAGCGGTCACGCTGGTGGTCACGGTACCGGTCGGTACTATTATTATTATAATTATAATTATTATTAGTATTATAATTAATACCAGTACCGGAACCAGATGGCCATATCACCTGCCCCGTAGGATCATATTCAATTTCATTTATGAGCAAGTTAAAGTCAACAAAATCTGCATACCCGCCATCTCTGTATTTTGTAAGCACTTTATTGACTTTGCCTTTGCTCGTCTTCAGCTCTTGCGCAATCTGATTCTGAGAATATTCTGGATGATCACGCTTCAATTCCAAGATGGATAAAGTGACGGTCATGTTCTCACCAAATGCTCGTGACCGCTTCTCTTGGGATGAGTCGATCGTTTCAAGTAAGGTATCTCCTACATATAATAGGAGATTATTATCTATCGGTTTGGCGTACAGTCCATAGTCTATGACCGCCTCATAATATTCCAGAGCTTTCTCCGGCCCAAGAATTTCTTTTATTCTTTCGCCCTGTTTCCTATACGAAGCAAAGAATGTAAAACACTTACCGCGGTCAAATTCTTTTTCACTCATGATTTTCCCTCCGATTTACTTTCGTTAGTTATCCCTTCTGTTGTCTTTATTTTGGATATGTGTATCAAGAGCTGTGCATAACTCAGGTGTTGCTTCAAATATATAAACATCCAGATTTGGACGTCTTCTATTTGGCGTGATGCCAAGAATTTTAAATCCCTCTTTCCTCAACAGCCATGCGATTCTCTGGCTGCGGACTGCTTTTGTTTTCATTATATTACTTCTCCTTATGTGCAGTTAATTTAACTTGTTTTAAATATATCATACTTTTGTATTGATGTAAAGTTAATTATACTTGTTTCGATACCTTGATAATGCTGTATTTACCCAATCTTTCCCATTGAGGACGTATTCAAGTAAATCCCAACCGGTGTTTCCCAGCTGGTTCCATACATGGTCAAGACCGTGACCGCGTGTCCTGTCCATCGGATACAGAACTGTTGCAATAATGTTGAATAATTCATTTGCTTTGGCCCAATCAGTGATGTGATAAAAGTAATCGTACCGTTTATTACCATTTTTATCTGGTAGGATATCATTATCTGTATAATTCAAATACTCTTCTCCTATATATGGAAGGACATCTGAATTTACCGCGTCTTCGAAGAACCAATCTGCGCTGTTATCTTCCGAAAGATCCTTTAATACTTCTGGCTTCCAATACTGTGGTAACGGACATATGTATAAACGGATACAAATTGTTTTCTGATCTGATCCAAACGCCTGCAGATCCATTGCTTTAATAATATAGCGATATTCGAAAGCCGGCATATCTTCATCTGCTTCTGCCTGATAGATTTCTTTTGACAGTAATGTTAACTGGCCTCCGTCGCTATATTCTTCATCGAATTTCTCTTTCCACGGGATGATTTGATCCGGATTGCCTGGTCTCCATCCTGCGAATGACAGTGTTTCATTCATCTTCGCCCACCTCTTCCTCAATGACCGTGAACGGATGACCGATAATTTTTTCAATTTCTTTTACAGTCATTGTAGTTGGTTCTTCCCAATCAGGATCCATGTATGTTGGAGCATTGTTTTTTGTATAGAATTCATCAATTAAAGCACATTGCCTTTCAAAATTTGATTTCCATACTTTGATAATGTCAATGTTGCGATCATTATTATGTCTGTTTGACTCATAATTACTTAAATATTCTTCACAAGATACACATGTAGTATTATTTGTGTAAATAGCAAGATGATTATCAGAATGCTTATTTCCTAACACAATCCCAATTTTTCCATTTCTTAACTTTACAATATCTGTTGGGGCCAGCTCCGGCATTTTATTACTTGTTATCATGCGATTTCCCTCTTTTCTCTTCTTCCTGTGAACAAATTGATTAATTTAATTTTTTCTCTACGTCGTTCACGCTTACGTTCTTCTTCCTGGCGCTTACAGTCTGCCATGATTTTATCGAATTTTGTTTCTTCGTATGAGGCAGAAATTACAATGTCAACCAGCACTCCATTGTGGGCAACGATTGTTTCCACATGGAATTTTTCGTAATTTTTATGATTATCTACTGCTTCTTTAATCTTTGTCATTACAGTTCACCTCTCTCTTTCATTTTTGTTTTCAACTGTTCCACATAATCTCTGGCTTCTACCAATGTACATTTCTGCGACTCTGTGTTGTGCATGTGATAATACAATCTGATTGCTTTCACTTTTTCGTGATGTTTCAAGAAATTCTGTACAGTAATTTCTGTAGGAGACATTTCCCTTACAATGTTTCCAAAGAATGTACGGATATAGAATTCAAGATCCGGATCCCATTCGTTGATCTTTTCATTTCCTGTCATTAGATAAATGGCATTGATGATGTCTGTGACCGGAATAATACTTCCGTTTTTATGAAGAAAGTATCTTCCCTTCATTGGAATTGTGACTGTTGCTTTTGCTTCTGCTTTATTCATTTGCTTTCTCTCCTATTCTTATGCTCAATAGCATAATTCAGCTACGATTTAGAAGGAGAGCGGCTCTAAATTTCACGCCGCATATGCCGAAGCTGAATTATGATATCGAACATCCGTTTGTCTTTGAGCAGAGTATAGCACTTACGATACTAAAATGCAAGTGCTATATTCTGTATAATTTAATTTGTTTTATTTGTTTTCTGTTCCAGTTGCTCCGTAATAGCGCTGACTATTGATTACAGAAGTAACTTTTCTTAAATCACCGCCGGTATATAAAGGTTGAATCCCTAATTTCTTAGCAACTTCTTTTTCCAGATGCATTGTGAGGTATTCCGCTGGTCTTCTGCCATGATATTTCGAAAGTGCATCAGCGAAAAATGTGTTCGGTTTGATTGGCTCAAATATTCCAATAATTGCATTAACAACTCGTGGATCATTATCATGCATGTTCAAAACACTTTTTACTGGGCGAATAACATTTGCTGCATATCCATTTGGCTCTGTATGCCATCCAGCTTTTTCGATAATATCGAAGATATTATTGAGAGTCTCTTCACCATTAGTAAGAGCTGCTGCATCTCTTGCTGCTGCATATCCTGTGAGGACTTTGTAATCAGCTGCTTTTAATGCATCTCGTTTCTCTTTTGGAAGATTCTTCAGTTCATGCACACTTAAAAGTAATTTTCTTCCTTTAAGGCAATTGTCAAGAACGCAATATTTTTTGACACCCATAGTGACATTTGCTCTGTGTTTCTGAGCAAGCGATAATTTATCAACATCATCTCCCTGTTCGGAAAATAATGCGGCTTCTTTCATTTTCCTTTCCATAGGATCCACAGGTAATCCTTCTGTAAGTACCGCAATAACATATTTCTCTTCCCGAATGCCTGCTGCCAGCATTCTATGAGATCCATCAATTACTGCGAATGTTGCTGTTTCTGGATGTGGAGATACCAGAATTGGTTCGCATTTATTGAAGTCCCATTTGCGTACCAGAGAGTATACTTTCTCCATGTTAATACAATATACTCTTTGGTAATCTTCATCAATTTCCAGAAGCTCCAATGGAATACAGCAGAATCTTTTGCCTCCGATTCTCTGGCAGTTATTCATCACCGTGTTGTATGCTGTCTGATCTTTGAATACTTCCGGTCTGATTACTTTGCTTTCTTTCTCTGTTTCTCCTGTAAGTAATTTTTCGATTGCTTTGTAGTTCATCATTTTAATCTACCTCTTTATTTTATTTAATTTTTATTTAGTTTTTAACCGATCAATGTCCAGAACTTTCTCCAGGCATGATCGTACTTTTGCCTTGATGTCTGGTTTTCACATTCGGTTTCTGTTGTTCGAATGACTTTGTTAATCACATCTTTAGGGATTTTGAAGTCTTCCATTAAGTTACGGATTTCTTCATCCCAAAAGAATCGACTTTGAGCTTCTTCGTAATGCTTCTTTTGGATGTTTGTACATCCATATAATGGAAATTCTCCCATGGTTACGATATTCCCTATGCTTCCGTTGCCTTTCATGTTGTTCACCTCTCTTTCTAAATTGCATAGAGCTTGCGACCGTTGATATTGGCACAGCATTCAATTAATTTCGCTTCCTTCATGCCTATCAACCCTGGCAGGCTGCAGATTGCAATAATCTTGTCTTCATAGATAGCATCTGCCTTGGAATAGTACAGTCTAATCTTCTGGTAGTTTGCTTCAGCTAGATTCTGCGTCATTACTTTTTCATTGTTCCACATCTGCTCTGCTGTCTCATAATCATTTGCTTCAATAGCAGATTTTCTCTTTGCCTTGAAGTCTTTGATTGCTTTCACCATTCCTCTGATGTCGGCATTAAGTGCATCTAATTTCTTTTGTTTTGGTATCATGATTATTCTCCCTTTTTATGCGGCAGATGTAATAAACATTCTCAGCCATTCTCCATTTATTCTTTCCCATGCTGTGGGATTCAGAGCATATTCTTTTGGTTTAAACAATTCTCTGTATCTCTGCTGCATGGATTCTTTGGTTGAGAAGAACTCTTCTCTTTTTAAGTTTCCCTTCTGCGCACCGGATTTGTAATAGATCCGGAGTTTATAGTTGCGTTCCATATGATTCACCTCGTTTCTATTTGCTTATAACAGACAGGATGTTTCCCTGTTTGTCAAGTTTTACTGTTACTTCGGATCCGCTCTGGAATCCGGATACATCATATGCTTTTCCATTCTCATCAAGGATATAGTTTCCTGATGCGGAAACAGTTCCCTTGACAGAATGGATTCCGGCATATACGTCAGAATCAATATGTCCGACAATACTTGCGAACATTAAAAAAGCAGCTATTCCTAAGCTGCCTTTAATAAGGGTTGATCGTTTTTTGCGTGTAATCACACGCTGATTATATTCTGTTCTTGTCATTTATTTTCTCCTTTATGTGCTCAATTTAATTTGCATACTGTTCGAAGTGTTTTAATCCACCTGCATAATGGGCCAGCAACACTTCGTCATCAGTTACATATTTAGTTCCCTTGGAATCCATGATACAGGACGCAAGGTCATTGATTTCATAATCTCCGGCATCTGCATACCATGAGAACATATTTCCGTTGGAGCAGGTGATTGTTACAAGATCAACTTCCGGTTCTACATCGTATTCGATTTCTGTAACAATTCCGGTAAGAGGGTAAAGATTATCAAGGGTGCTGATTCCCTCAATATCCTCTGTATAATATCCGGTTCCGTCACTGAAACCATAAAGAGTTCCGGTTTCTGTACGATTAACGGAAGTGATTTCTCTTGCTGATACCGGAGTACAGCTTGAGAATAATGTTGTTGTTACTACGATTGCAGTAACGATAGTTTTTGTTGTTTTAGTCATGGCTATTTCCCTCCCTTACGCGAAAGTTGTGAACTTGTCACAACGCATTCTCTTGTCATCTGGTGCCACTCTTTCGTAACCTGGGACTGGAGTGAGTCCAAATACTTCTCCCGGATATGCCTGAGCAGCAATAATGCTACCAATGATTACTAAAGTCTCCCCGGCCACAGCGTTCTGGTTGAAAGACTCTTTGATGGAAGAAATGATTTCCCTTCCTTCATCAGTGCCTACAAACTCTGTTTTTACAAACAGAGGTGATACCTGTTTTTCAATTGCCTTAGCGTTAATCAACACGCTAGTCGGCACCGAAATAAGATTTCCGTTTACATCCTGTATTGTTACAGGATGTGGAGTGGTATTCACTACTGTTACGTTATTTGAGAATGTTACGAAGTTGAAATTATTAGTTGTTGTTGTCATGGCTATTCTCCATTCTCCCCGTATGCCGATAGGACAGCTGATTTATTTTTATTTCCCTGTATATTAGAATCAATTTCCCTGTACATGGGGGTATCCCGTCCAGAAAAATCAATTCTCAATTTGTTTCCGTTTTTCAAATCCGCCAGTCAAGGAAAATTATATAGACCGGTAGATAATTTAATTAGTTTTTATTAGCTGCAATGATTAGCTTAAATTCATGTAGACTGATTACGCCCTTGAGATACAAGTCAAGTGCATCATTTGCAAGAACTGCAAGGCGCTCATATTCATGAGTAGACATGCAGTAATCAATGTAATCACGAGCATCAAGTGCTCGGATTTCAAAGTTCGGATCACCAATGATAATGCAAGCTACACGACGAGCTATATCAATATCTTCCGGTGTATCATTATCAATGAATGTGTGCCATATATTGACATACACCCATTGGGATGCTACTTCTGCCGGATATGAATGGCAGAGTTCCTGATACAGTGTATGGGCACTGTATCCGAAGAAGTTACGGGATACGAATTCATTAAAAGCTTTGATTATTTCTGATTTTTTCATATGATTTCCTCCTGTGCTTTTAAGGCTGAAGCATAACCTTAAATTATTATTATTTAAACGCATCGTAAAAGATTGGGATTACTACCATGAGTACTGGTCCCAGTCCCATGGCTAAATCAAACATGGTTTCATAAATTTCGTCAACTCTTTCTTCTGTGAAAAATTTCTTTAATTTCTTCATTATCTTACCTCCTCATAGATGTCTGTCCACTCACCGGTCATGAAGTTGATTTCATAACGTGGAGCTAAATCTTCGTAGTCATCATCCTGTATGAATGATACTTTGAAGTTGAACTTACCCCAGTTCTTCTCGAACTGTTTGTAGACTGGAATAAGTTTTTCGTTACTTGTGAACAGCACCGGAATAAGTGCATTCTCGTGTGTGTCGAATTCACACTGAGACAGTACTGCTGCAAGTGCAATTCTGGTACGAATTGAAAGGGAACCATGTCTGTTAAGAACAAGATTACGGAGCTTGCGCACTGTGTACTGTGGACGATAGCAGATCGCTTCTGCAAATGTCATCTGGACACTAAAGCGTCCGGATAACTCATTACCCTCTGTGCGGTCATAGAAGATCGCATCAGATTCCATGAGTGCGTTGATGATGTTCTTTGCTTCGTTGAGTGCTGAATTAATTTTTGTTGTCATGATAATTCTCCTTCTTGCCTTTTGGTTTAGGCATAACCTTATATTTTGTTTCCGTTGTTAAAATCTATACTCTTCATGGGCATTATAGAAGAGCATAGAAAAATCCCTTATCAAGGTTCGACCTTGCAATTTCCGATAGGAAAAAGTCTGCTCCTCACAGGAATAAGGGATAGCAAGTTTAATGGTTGATTAGTTACTTATTACTTATGTGCTGTTATGCACACATGTAATCTTTGATGTTACCGCGTTCGTCTGTCTCACGGTAATGACAGTCGTATTCAGACTGGATGAACGCGTCTGGATACGGCAGATTTTGTAATACTGCTGTCGCCTGTTCATGTGTGTAGTTATTAGCATGATGGCGACTGAAATATGTCGCACCTGTACGTGGTGATGTGTACAAGTGACGTAAGATTGTACCGGATCTGCCCGCTGGTGTGATGAGACAGATCTGATATTTGGGATGGATTGGTGGATTTGATATTATGCGTGATAGCATTGTTGTTCCTCCTGCTCTGAATTTTTGCACTAAAAAAGAGAGTACATGAATACTCTCTTAAAGATTGTTATTATTTAGTTGTAATGGCGCACTATGACTAGAAGCGCTCTTTTTTGATAGTGCATACGTCACTATCTGAAGCGGTTGTTAAATAGAACGCAAACAACGCATTGATAAAAGCTGTATCGTCTGCCGCAATCTTTAATACCTCTTCATCGGATTTGTTACCAATACCATGATTTTCCCAGAAAAAATAGTCTGGTCCATCAACATTGACAATCTTCCTAATGTACTGGTCCATATGGTCTAATGCTCTTGCGCGCCTGTTTACAGACCAGTCTTTAAAATCAAAATTATTATTCATATTAATTCACCTCCAATGCATCACCTCCTTATCATATCACCGGATGAATTAACAATCAATGGTTATACCATTAATTTTAATTACTATTTTTTTACTGCTTTTTTCTTTCTCAGGACGGATTTTAGTCTGATTAACTTTCATACCGTCTCTTCTCATGGCTTGTTCGGTATCAGTTACACCCTCAAAAGATGTAAAACTAGCGGCTTTTTTGCCGTTCGGATACTGCACAGGCAAACCATTGTATCCCTCTTCTGGCATTGCCTGAATCTCAGCTTCCCAGTCAATAGAGTAACCTTTACCGTCAACCATTGACTGTTTGTAGCAACGAGCCTGTGGCTCTTGTGCTTTACGCACTTTACAAGCTGAATGCGCTACTTGACTGTACATTTCAGCCACTTTTACAGCCTCTTTACGCGGGTCTGTAAAGGTTGTTACTTTAGGATAACCACCTATTTCAGCGCATTTTTCGCGTACCGCGATATAAATAGGATGATTAACCCCTACTTTTACGTCGTGCCATGTGATACGTTTTACGGCACATATAGCGTTGTTATTCCATTCACGTTTCATAACATGAATGTATAACATTCCTGTTTTCAATGTTTTAGGCGCGTCACATACAAAGAAAACATAATCGTTTGTGTATCCTAAGTCGTCGATATACGGAACTAAAGCGCGTCCATAAATCGCGCCTTTTTTGACAGGATATCCTTCAAATAAAGTATTGTATTTAGTTGCTACTTTTGTATAGATTTTGATACCTTTTTTACCCATGATTTACTCCTCTGATTTTATTTTTTTTTGCAATAAAAAAAGAGGGTGTAAACCCTCTTTTCTTATTTTATTTTTCTGCTGTCGGTTTTTCTGGTTTAATAGTCTGACAATTACCGGACTCAAATACAACCGTAAACAAGTCTGTCAGGGCGGTTAAGACTTTTTTCTCAGAATAGTCTTTTACCCATGTATATTGACCTTTTTTGTCTTTCCCAGAACGTCCTGCATTACCAGTAAATGCACCAAAGAATTGACGTACGTCACTATCTGGGATATCTCCACCCTTGACTTTTACTGGATAGAATAATTCACCGTCATTTCCCACAATATTAGAAAACACTTTTGAAAGTGACTTTTTAATATTTGATAAACCCTGTCCAGACTCAACCCATTTACTGATTAATGGAGAAAAGTCGTAATTTGTGCCATCATCCTTGACAAGAATTGATTTGTCAAGTTTAATTGACTTTACAGCAGTATGAGCCTGTAAAGTCAGAAAAATTTTGTCAGTGCTGTTTAAGTCATTGTAAGTGACCTTATTAGCGCCTACGCTGTCAAGATTTGCAAGTATAGCCTTTACGCTTTTCAGTTGGTCTCTGGTATCAATGAACTTTTGAACGTCCAGACCGTCAACCAAAACCAGCTTGCTAAGGTCGTTAATTTCGTCAACGTTTTCAGTTGGGAACGTGCATTCAATCAATGAGCGCATTTTGGAAAACGTTGATGACAGCGCTTCGAGTTCATTAGACCAACAGAGATAGTGAACAAAATTGCTAATTTTATCCATTGTTTCTGGTTTCTGGTTGCTAACTCTGATAACGATATTTTCTGATTTTAACATAATATTATACCTCTCATTTTCGTATTTTAGTGTGACTGTTTTCGCGCCTATGGCGTTACTAACACGCCTGCTGATATTCTTTTTACCTGATTTTATAATAGGGAATATCGTGCATAACACGGTATTCAATATGCCGGACAGGAATCCGATATACCACTTTTACGGGAGTCTGCGTCACGTTGGAACTGTTACGCTTTTTCCCATGTGCCTACTTCGGTACTTTGAAACCGTTCGTGCCTATTTAGCCGGCTACGTGCTGTCATCCTTTTTCATATGACCGAACTACTACTTTATTCATTCGTATATACCGCCCACCTACGGTACCTTAACGCTTTTCCGCGCCCCCTTGTTAGGGTTATTGCCTACCATGCTTTTCAGCGACTTTCAAAACTTTTTTCTTGCCTATGTTAGCGCAAGCCGTCTGTCCGTCTGCCACTTAGATTGAACATACCGCATTCACATAGAAATTTCCATGGGAACGCCTTTTCGACAAATGGTAACATTGATATAGGGTTGTTATTCCCTGTCGCATTTTCATTTCTTGATAGCGACTGTCACGAACCACACTTTAGCCCTGCATGATAAAGGGGGATGGACTGCTGAAAAATCAGCGTCATAATTGCGATACTACGGAATACTTTGAAAATGCTTTTACTTATGATATGCGCCCCACATGGGCATTGGACATATCACATGTATTTGCATGTTCGCGATATTCAATTGAACCGCTCAAGTGTTTACCGTCCCTTCGGACAACTATATAATACCAAAATCATTTGTCTAAAAATGAAAATGTATAAAAAAAGTTATAGAATATTTATTCATATAAATACATAATTCGTGCATAAAACATGTATATATGCATAAAATTAGCTATATTATGCATAAAATTAGCAGTAATTGGAATTACTCAAAAAGGGGGTACTTTTAACGCCAAAATGGGCTAAAATTACCCAGAAAGACCTAAGCCGGTTAACTTCCACACTGGCTTGAAAAATACGCCCTCTCTTCCTATTAAAATGTAACGCTCCCCACATCGCCAAACTCCTATAATCACCGCCCATATTGTTCCACGCTCCCCAAATCTTACCTCACACTACCTTCCAACCCCCATCTACCGTCCATATTTTCAAACGCATAATCTCAAATATTTCAGTTAATTTAGCTTCTTTTCTTGACAAATCCATCTTCCTGTGCTATTATCTCATTATCAAAACAAGCTAAATTAACTCGGTATGCAAAGAAAATCTACAAAATCCAAATATCCACAACTTGTTTTGATCATTCAATAACATTAAATAACACATCAATAACTCGTAAATCTTAGCAATAAATAACAGGAGGACAAACCAAAATGTCACATCAAACAGAATACGATCTCAGAATGAGATCCTACAAATCAATTACAGATGCTCATCTAATCCCTCGTACCCCAGTGATCATCCAAATCGATGGTCGTGCATTCCATACTTTTACCAGGGGGTTCAAAAAACCATTTGATCAGGTACTTATGGCTGCTATGCGCTATACTGCAGAATACCTCTGTAGAAATATCCAGGGCTGTGTTCTGGCTTATACTCAATCAGATGAAATTAATCTTCTTCTTATTGATTATGAGAAACTTGAAACTTCACCATGGTTTGATAACCGGGTCCAGAAACTTGCTTCTATAGCAGCATCTATGGCCACTAATTATTTCAATCAAATATTTAAAGAATTAGTAAAAACTATTGGCAGAAGACATCATTCTCCAAACCATAGCTATGATCGTACATTACTTAAAGGAGCAGAATTCGCTGCATGTGCATTCAATCTCCCACGAGAAGAAGTCACAAACTATTTTAACTGGAGGCAGCAGGATGCAATTCGTAACTCTATTCAAATGGTTGGTCAAGCACATTTTTCTCAGACAGAACTAAATGGTAAATGTAATCAAGAAATTATAGAAATGCTTATCCAGCAGAAAGATATTGACTGGAACAAACTTGAAATTTACAAACAGCGTGGAACCTGTATTATCAGATCTGCTCATAGTTCTTTCTTATTAAATGGTAAACAAATTACAGCAGATACATGGTCTCATGACTTCGATATTCCACGATTCATAGGTGAAGGTCGCGATTATATAGAAAGATATCTGTATCCGGATGATCCAAACAACACTACTTCTCGAAAGGACGGAAATAATTAAATTATGCAGAGCAAAGAACATAAAGATACAAAATATGCTTGGCAGTTAGAACGTGACAGTGATTACACTTCTGCTACAGCATTTGACTCCATAGAAGAATGCATTGCAGATGCTCAAGACTACTTTGCAGAAGAAAATGTAAAAATCAAATCAATTACAATTCAGGAACTTAGACCATATGAAATCTCTGTTGATGCAGAAAGAGTTCTTGAAGTTGTCTGGGAGGAAGCAGAGGCAAACGTTGGTGATCTTGTAGATGACTGGCTAGATAGTAGAACAGCTTATACTACCGAACAATTGGCTGATCTTTCCGAACGTTTGACGGGGGTAATTAAAACTTGGCTGGAAGAAACTCATAATGAACCTGATTTCTTCAATATTAAAATTTCAATATGTAATATACCACAATAGGGGGATAAATCATGGTAATACTTATATGTATTCTTTTATTTGTATTAACCGGTATTGGATGTTGGGCTTTATGTGCTGCATCTGATACTGATGAATATGATGATGAAGAAATTAAATATGATCAAAATGATGATAACAAATTTAATTAAACAATAAAGGAGAAAAACAAAATGAGTACTTATACAACAAACACAAAACCAGATTCCAAATTTGAAGACGTACCAGAAGAAGTTCTTACAGACCCAACAATGAGAACAGCACTTGGTATGGATCCTATCCCAGGGATGAATACTCCGGTGGATGATAATAAGCAGATTTCAATGTTTGATTATATGCAGAACAAAAATAACTCTTCTGCATCTTCTTCCACTTCCACTGCTTCTGCCCCAGAGGTAACAGTTTTCAAGAATCCGGTTCATCCAGAATTTGGTGAGCTGAGAACTGTTGAAATCTCAGGGGAACCATGGTTTGTAGGAAAAGATGTGGCTACTGCGTTGGGGTATTCAGATACTTTTGGGGCTTTGAAAAAGCACGTAGATGCAGCAGATAAGCAAAACTGCCAAAACGACAGTTTTGATACGCCAAGAGGAATGACCATTATCAACGAATCCGGCCTCTACTCTCTCATCCTCAGCAGCAAGCTTCCATCAGCAAAAGAGTTCAAGCACTGGGTTACATCAGAAGTACTCCCGTCTATCCGCAAGAATGGTGCTTATATCCGTAATCAGGAAAATATGACACCAGCCGAGATTGTGGCTCGTGGTCTTATTGCTGCTCAGAAGATTATTGAAGAAAGGGAGAAAGAAATTGTACATTTAAATAATCGTTGTGGCAGGCTGACTCAGACAATAGCTGAAAAACAGGATGTCATTAATGCTATTTCCAGAAATGTACCGGCTCCAACAAAACGTATGATGCTGAACAGAGTAATGAGACGACGATCCCCAGAGCTGGCCCAGAGTCGATGGTCTTACTTATACGCAAGGTTTGACGAGATTTATCATAAAAATGTTAAGATCCGCATGAAAAATTATAATGCAGAACCAGGACATAGAAAATGCTATTCTATTCTTGATTTTATTGAAAAAGTACTTAATATGCTTGATGAATTATATGACTTGGCAGTAAAACTTTTCGAATCTGATTTTACACAGCTTATGCAGGAAATGCATTTATTACGTATGACTGATGAAGAATATGAAGACGAAGAATACTGGAAACGTGTACTTTAAGATAAGGAGGGAATGGTAAGAGTGCCTGCCGGTGCTCTTACCTATTAAAAATATGAGTTATTTACCAATCATAAGATTTAAAAATAGATGGCAAACATTCGATTTAAATTTACATTATCCATATTCAGTAAATGGGAAAATTATTAAGTATGCTCATTTAGGATATAGAGGTGATGCCTGTTATATTGTTGACAATGAATGTAATACATATTATCTTCCTCATGATTACGCTGAAATTATTAATGATGCATTAAAATTACATAGCAATATCTATCATGAATGTGATACAGACTCATGTAGACGTCAAATAATAACAAAACTCGAAAATATTAATAGACGTGAATATGGCGGGAATGATTTTGAATTATTTAATAATGTATTGGCAGAACAAAGTAGAAACGGCAATTATTATCATGACAGAATCTTATACGATACTACGTGTAATAAAGCATATGTATATAACTGTGATGGAGCCATGATGGCTGTTCGTTTGTGTCACCTTGAACCCTCTACTACGCAAAGAGGTCGTAGGTCTGAATTAGTTTCTACTTCTTTCACTGCAGATGAGGCTGCCATATATAATAATAGCATTTCATTCCATAGCAGTGGTACTATCACATTTAATAATAGCGAATGGGACAGAGAATTTATTGATAATATTATTCCGAACAAATCAAAAACTTATATTCATCAATTTAATTATGTCCCAAAATACATAAAACATTTTATGCCCGGAGAATCAGAAGATACTACTCTCCTGCTCGGTGCAGAAATTGAAGTAGGTGGAAATAATAATATCTCCTCTGATAATGATAAAAATTCCACAGTAAAAAAATGTATTCAGATTATGAATGGATCTGATAGTGATGAAGAAAATCTTATTTACAGTACACATGATAGTACTGTACAGATTGAATTTGACACTATGCCATGCAGTTTGGAATTTCATAAGAACAAAATGAACTACCGTGAAATGTTCGAATATCTTGATAAAGAAGGATATAAAGGTCATGATTGTGAAACTGCCGGATTACATATTCATGCGAATCGTAGCTATTTAGGGAAATCAAGAATATCACAAGAGTTAGTTATATCTAAGATCCTTTATATTCTTGAAAAATTCAATGATGAAATTTGTGTGATTGCAAGACGCGACAATGACTATAGTGAATTTGCCGGTGAAAAGCAAAATGAAGATTCAATAGTTGAACTGTATGGTAAGTATAAGGATAAAGGTAAACGTGCTGCATTGAATTTACAGCATAAGGATACCATTGAATTTCGTATGTTTAAAAGCACTTTAAAATATGAAACATTCATCCTTACTTTAGAATTTGTCAAGGATATTATTGATTATGCTAAATCTGTTGATATTGAAGAGATTGAATTGGCAAAATGGTCTGATCTGATGAATTGTTTTTCTTCTGAATTACGTAAGTATTATGAATTTAGGTATCAGAAAAAAGTAAAAGATATAAACGGATCGACTGTGAAACAAATTCGTAAACGAATCTCTAAATTAAAGTCAGAAT